GACTGGGGTGGAATGACATATCAAAAAGTTAAGCACTTTGAATTAGAAAGAATTCAACATGATATCGACTGGGCAGCGAGGAATAATGTTGGATTTATATTCAATGCAGATGCAAACTTTGGAATGTTTAAAGAGAGAGATCTTGAGATTGCCAAACTCTTCAGAGATGCAGCAGATCGTGGTAAAATAGAAGCAATTAATGTTCAATATTCAAAGAACTCAACCGAAGTTATCTTTGAAATTGCTAAGATTCTTGGTGACATTAGTAGAGGGGTAACACTTAGTGTTCAGAGTATGAATGAACCAACTCTTAAATCAATTAAGAGAAAGAACATGAGTATTAATAAAATCTCTGAGCAAATCGAGAAGAGTAAAAAATATGGAGTAAAAACATACACTGAATTGATACTTGGATTGCCAGAAGAGACTTTAGATTCCTGGAAAGATGGATTTGCTCAGATACTTGAGTGTGGGCAACATGAATCTATTGACGTTTGGTTCTGTCAAATGTTTGGTGATACTGATTTAAATAGTGCTCTGTCAAGAGAAGTTCATGGTATTAAAACCATCAAAGCAGAAGACTATATGTCCTTCAGTAAAGATGATCATGGCATTAAAGAAGTCATTGAGTTGATTTCAGAAACCAACACAATGACTAATGATGAACTTATTGAAGCTTATCTTTACGGTTGGTTAGTTATTCAATTCCATATTGCTGGATATACTCAACTTGTAGCTAAACATCTCAATAATCTAGGAGTAGGATATAGAACTTTTTATGATACCTTATTTGAGTATATAAAAAATGACACTGGTATTATTGGTGATCATTATAGAGAGATTGAGAGATCAGTATCATACTATATGAAAACTGGTAAGATCCTAGATCAGGGGAAGCATGGACATACTCTTCATGCTGCAAGTTTTGCATTTATGTTTAGAAATAAGCAAAGTATATTTGATATCTTGTCGGATCTTGATTTAGTTGATAAAGATATTTTAAAACTTCAAAAAGCTTTTATTTTTGATGAAGATACTCAGTATCCATATCAGTTAGATTGTGGAACTGACAAATATACTGTAGATACTGAATTTAAAGAATTTGATAGAAATGATCCTCACACTGTTTTTATTTTGAGGCGTAAAGGTTTGTTAAAGAATCAACTATGTAAGGTTTAAACTCTTCTACTGCTTCATCCCATAAGATTCTTCTCTCATATGGCGTATTTTTATCCATTAGTGCAATAGTAATAGTAAATCTTTTATTATCTGTTGGATTATGTGAACTATGAAGAGGACCTACGTTTACTAAACTAGGAGTAGATACGTCTGCTTCATACTTTAAAGTTGAATACTGCTCTCTTGTTACTAGAACCTGTCCATGATAGTGGTCATTAGTTCTATCACCCACATTATATTCACTTCGCTCTGGGATTTGTGTAGAACAAACTTGTTCTGCACTGGTGCTGACTCTCATCACCATATCAGATTTCCACCATCTCATGGTGCTACCTTCACCACCAAATTGAAAGATTAACTTTGCCCAGTCAGCATAATAAACATTATCAGAATGAATTACACCATCATCATGTGGTGGAGTATAGAAAAATTCAATCCATGTAGAGGTAAATCCCATACTCTCTAACCATGGTTTTATTTTATCGTTGCCAAGATCTTTAAAATCCAATTGTTTATGGAACTCTGGCCAACGGATTCCTTCTGTTTTATATTTTGACACATCAATATTGGGGACATAATCCCCAATATCCAAAAACCTATGATATGAATTCATAATTAAACTATTTCAGGTGCTTCTGTGCTTCCTCCGTCTTTTGCCCCATCAAGATTTGGTTCTTGAATTGGTTCTCCCAAATCTTCTCCACCACCAGCCATTGGTTCTCCTGTTGCTGGATCAATGGGTGCATTAGGATCAGGAATAATTCCTGCAGCAATCTCTTGCTTGATCAACTTATCCTGTTCGATAATCTCTTCATCAGTCTGGCGAAGAATCTTACGACGGACATAATCTTGAGAATAATACTTACCAATGTAAGGTTCTGCAGTTGCAGCAATATTCAATCTCTCAGTCATCAACTCTGCATCCTTGAGTTCAGAGAAGTGATTATCATAAAGGAAATCATATTGAATATGCTCGGACATTGTATTCCAATCTTCTGGAGATACAATGTTCTTGAGAATCAACTGAGTTTTGAGAAGATCATTGAACATAGCAGAGAATCTCTTTCTCAGTCGTCCAACAAACTTAGTAAACTTCAGCTCATCTCTCAGAATCTCAGAAGAGCGACCAAGATTGAATCCTTCTTGACCACCAATTCTGGATGTGGGAACGTTTAATGAACGATAAAGTTTTTCTTGGAAGTATTTGATATCAGACAATTCTCCAAGATTTTGACCTCCAGGAAGAGTTGAGATCTCCGTTCCACGACCACCTTCACGTCTAGGAAGCCAGAAGTCTTCTAACATAGACATGTATTTTTTATCATCACGAATCTCTCCAGTTTGAGCATCATATACGAGTTTGTTACGATATCTCATCATCACATCACGAAGATATTGTTCTGCCTTCATCTTGGGAAGGTTGCCAACATCAATGTAGAAGATACGACGCTCAGGTGCTCTACTCAAACGATAGATAACCAAAGAATCTTCAATCATACGAAGTTGATTGAGACCTTTGATTGCCTTATGAAGATATGAGAGGGTAAGATTTTTATTACGATCTACAAGACCAGAAGTGCAGTATGTGATAGAATCTTTTGCAAACTTGATTCCTTGAGATGCTTGATTAGATCCTCTGTTTGCAATAGAACCAATCTGACTAGTAGATTGATTGTAAATAAAGTATTCTTGAATATCTGGGAATCCTGCATCTTTAGGATCCTTCTCAGCATTTGGTTGATATCTAATATCTTCCTTCTTTTGCTTACCTGCTTGACGAACAAAACGCATTTTTAATGCGTCAATATATCTTAGTTCTTGAATACCATCACTAGGATTTTTGAGATCAATTACTTTGTGATAGTAAAGTCTACCATCTACATACCAATTTCTGTAGATCTCATGTGCTTTTTTATCAAAGTCAAGTAATTCAAGGAGATATTTGAATTCTTCTCTAATTTTTTTCTTAAGACCATCACTTGCATTCAGATTGGACAATTCAATCTGAACAGGACTATCATTAGTATCGCTTACAATTGCTTCGTTAACAATATCTTCAATCGCACCATCCACTTCTGGATGTAATGCCATCTCTCTATAACGTTTAATCAGATCATATTCAGATCTGTAGACGCCCTCAATGTCAACATAAGAACCAAAAAATCCACTCGTCAGATAATGATCTACCCCGTCCTCATTATTTTGAGGAACGGGGGAGACTGCACCTTTCGGCTTATTATCACCATCTTCGATGGAAAAACCAAATAATTTCGCCATTATAATTTGGGCGTAAAACTGTTAGTACTATTTATTATACAACAAATAGTACTAACTTATATCAGGAGATTACTGTCGCTGTTTGATCTCCAGTCTCACCTGCTGTCCAGTATTGAACTTGGAAGTCAACTGTAAACTCTTCTGGAGTATCAGTCGATTCATAGGAAAGATCAATCTGACCAACATTAGTTGGGAAGATATCATAGAACTTGTAGGTTCTAAGAGGATTCTCATATTGAGTTGCCTCTCCACCGTGACCAGTAGATTCTTTGCTGATACCTCTACCAAGTTGATGGACAAATGCATCAACCATGTAAGAACTTGGGTTGGTAGCGCCAGTTGCGTTATCCAACTTACTCAGCATATTCATCCACAGTTCCATTGCTGTGCGGATTCTGAAGTCCTCATCATTGATGATGGTTACAGTCCACACATCGAAGGTACGATCTCCCGCAACCTTCAAGACTCTTCCTCTAAATGGGATTTCGATTTGAGCAACATTAGAAGCAGGTAATGCTGCTGCCTTTGCCATGAAGCTGAACTTCTCTCTAGTTTCGTTGTCCCAACTTCCCGCCACGAAGGCGGGGAAGCTTGGAATCTCAACCTCAAACAGGTTGGGTCTAGCAGCGCCACCTGCTAATTTGGATTTAAAGGCGCTGATAGTTCTGATGTCTCGTGCCATTTGTTAGGTTCCTCCGTTGTTTATATTATCAAATAGATCAGACTCTACCAGCGACTTCTTCAAAGGAGACGCCAGTTCTGGTAGCAACAAACGTCAGTGTGACGTAGTTAATCGACTTAGCAGGCTTCAGGAAGATGTCTGCTCTGAATTCATTGTTATCAATAACATCAGGTGTGTTATTGGTCTCATCACAAATAACGAGATAATCATAGATTCCGCGCTTTGCTTGAACATCGCGGAGATATGGTTCAACAATATTTACAAAATTAGATCTTGTAATTTGATCGTTGAACTCAAAGAGTTGTGCTTCCGCTGCTCTCTGCAGAGATTGCTCAACTGTGAGGAACAGGCGGCGAACATTGATTCTATCGAACGCGGACGCATATGCGAGAGCGGTCTTATCACCAAAGAGAATTACGCCTGCACCTTGCTGATTAATAACAGAGTTAATTCTTGCAGAATACAGTGCATCTCTTTGTGCCTTATCAGGATTATATGCAAGTTTGATTGCATTCTTGATGACACCTCTTTGCTGACCCGCTGGCGAGAACCATGGGTATGCAATGATATTGGTGCGGCACATCAGACCAGCAATATCTGCGTTACATGGTATGTAACGGAATAGATTATTAAATCTATCATATGTGTACTTATAACCACTATCAAAGATTGCATAAGAAGAGGAGGAAAGTGGTCCAAAGAACTCAAGAAGATTGTTGGTCTGTACAACAGGATTTGTAAGATCCACAACAGATGCTCTGTGTGGGGAGATCACTGCAACACAATCTTTTCTTCCATCTGCAATAGAGATAAGTCTATTTGCTTTTGCTTGCGAATCACTAAGAGAATCGCAACCAGGACCCATGATCAGATAATCAACGGCAACATCTTCCTTGTTATTGAATAAGTCATATGCAGTAATGACATCTCCAAGGGATGCTTTAAGATTACCTTGACTGGTGTAGTTAGTGCCACCTTCAAGAGTATAAGTTACTCCACCAATAGAACTAAACTTCCTTCCTTGTGCATCTTGATCCCAGTTTTGATCTGCGACAGCAGATGCAACACCATAGCTTGTCTCTGGATCAGATCCAGGATAGATGGGTACTGCACCAGATTCAACAAAGGTAGTAACTGTTGGGAAGGTATTGTGGAAGGTATCATTCTGACTACCTTGGCTTCCTCCAGCATAGAGATACTGAGAGAAGTTTGCCAGATAGTTCTTATACCAGATCTTCTGAGGAGAATTGACTTGAGATACCGCATCTTTTGCCTTAGACAGACCAACATGCTTCTCAAGAACATTACCTCTTACACCAGTGACAGAACCATCATCGTCAACTACAACAAGATGCATCTCGTCATTCTCAGCATTACGCTCAGCAGCATATGCAGAGGTTCCTGGTTTTGGTGCAAGTGTGCTCCAGTAAACTTGAGCGTTATCTAAACCTAATGTTTGAGAGTTGTACCAGTCATCAACACCAGAAATCTCAACTCTAGAATCTGCTTCACTAACTTGAAGGATAATCTTGTCGTCTCTAAGAGCACTAATTGTCATAGTAGCGTCATCACCTGGGGTGACACCACCAATAACGTTACCTGGAATAGTAACTGTACCGCCGTTTGGATATGCAAGACCAGCATTCGTTGCTGTTACAGTACCAATACCACCACTTGCATCTCTATAGACGTTAAAGGAGATTCCAGAACCAACTGTACTTACACCTGCAACACTCAGATATACACCGTTAGATGCTGCTGGAACAGTACTAGAAGTTGTAAGACCAATAGTCTTGACTGCACCCTGATTAAGGTCAAAACCACCAACAGAAGAACCACCAATAGATACTGTCTCACCAACAGTGTATCCTAATCCAGGGTTGGTAATTACAATACCAGAAGCATCAACATTTCCATCAGTATTATTTCTTGTGATAGTAAATGTTGCTTGATTGCCAGAACCAGATGCAGTTCCTGCTACACCAGTGTAAGATTGACCTTGCTCTCCGTTAATTGGTGTGGATGTAGTAATTCCTACACTGGAGATAGAGTCAACGGGTGAAGCAATTGTTCCACCATTATCAATGAAGCTAATTCTCTGACCTTGAAGGAATGAAGAATAGGCACTGCCCTCAGCATACTTAACTCTATAATGTCTTCCTGGTTGTGTTCCACCAGTAGAGACTCTGGAGTGAATCTTGACAGTAACAGCGGTAAGACCAATTTCTGGAGTATCAACAACTTGGGTAATGATTCCCTTCAGGAATCCTTGGAATGCCTCAGTTGTTCCAAGACCAGGAATAACTTGTCCGCTGATATCAACTGTTACACCGTAACCAACAACCGCACCAACAGATGCACCAGAAGTTGTTCCAATACCGAGGATTTGGTCACCTAAGTCGTCAATGACACAAATCTTAAGATCATTAGACCAAGATCCTGGATTCTTTGCTGCGTAATAGAAGTTAGATGCTGCAGTAGCATAGTTGCTATTGTAGTCATCAAAATTCTTGATCTTAGTTCCTGCAACAGAAGATGTTCCGATGCCAACGTTAGAGTTAGCAAGTAATGCTCCATCAGTACGAACTACTTTGAGGATACCACCGTATTGCAGATAAGAAGAAGCAGACATCCAGTATTCATACTGATTGTCCTCTGTCTGTGGTTTGCCGAAGTTGTTGATGAACTCTTGCTCGGTAGCAACCGTAATAGGCTCATTGACAGGTCCACGCTCAAATGGTCCTGCAATTGCTCCGATATTATCAAGAACGTTCTCAGCTCTTCCTACGGTTAAATCAACCTCTCTAGTTAATACACCAGGAGATAATTGAGGAGTCGCCATGGATTCTGTCTCCTTGTAAGTCTCAGTTTATCTGAAAATATTTAGGAAAAGGGGCATTTACGCGGGGAATTTCAGCGTGAACTACCAATCTGGGTACTCCCATCGATCAAATACACTATTTGTCATCCTACTTACAACAATTCTTTTTTTTGTGCAGTCCTTACATTCGTATGAGAATGATGATGGTATTACTCCTCTATCTTTTCTAGTTCTATAAAATCCTTCTATAAGATTTTTTCGCTCACCACAAATCCGACACTTCCTGTCATGAAGAAGTAGATGACCAAATTTTACCTGATCATCTAAATCCATTATCTATAGTCCCACATGTAAGACATATCACCATATTCATCAGTATGCCACCTATCGCCATCACTATCAACAAATGATGTATCGCCCAATCCATCATCCATAAAACCGAATGGTGCCATGTCTTGTTCTATTTGATTTTTCTGCTCTTCATATAATCTCTT